CAAACGCTTTCTAATGATATGGAGTTTATAAGGTCGGAGGTAGAATAAACATATAAAGCTAAGGCATTAGCTTCAAAAATAGTACCAGTAAACGAAACAGCTCCAAAACCATCTGCGGTGTTGTGGCAGTAAAAGGCACAATCATTGCCACTGAATTCGCCGCCATAGAAATATTTACACCCCGCGTGCATTAATCCGCCAAACTTATTATTCAGCGTATATACGCCGTACTTGTTAGAAGCAAATCCACACGAATAAATCTCTGTGCCAATATTGCCAAATGGGAACTGCAAGCCCTTATCAAACACCTCAAAATAGCACCCATAAAATTTGACGTTATTTGCGTAATCGTCGTTGGTCTGGTAGTCAGCCGGATTAGTTTTCCCAAAAGTAAACCCAACACCAGTCTGTGTTGCATTTGAAAAGAATCCAATATTGCGAACCTCGCTGTGGTAGTCCCAGTACCTGTAAAGCGGATTCTGCTGTGCCATAAACGTGTACGTCATCACAGCTACAGAATCGTCGTATGGCTTGACTATTGAGGCTAAAGAGCCATCGCCTTCAATAATCGTTTTATTGTTGATAGTTACGTTACACTTATATGTGCCAGCGGGTACACGGACGCGTTTGCCGGTGGCGATTGCTTGATCAAAAGCATCCGTGCTATCGTTTACACCTGTTGGGTCAGCTCCGTAGTCAAGCACGTTGGCCGGAGCCCCTTCGGTTAGTGAATATGATACTTTAGTAAGAGCCATTATTCGTGTATTTTAGTCATTGAGTAACGAATTGTTGCGTTTGCACCAGAGGCTTGGGCAACTTGAACGTAGTTGCCAGATACTGATATCGTCATTAGAGTGCCTGTCTTTAGATAGGTTACTTCCATAACCCCTAAATTGTCACTGATTAACGCGGTTGCATTATAGAGTGTAGGATATGCTGAGTGTACTGATGCACTCACAATATACGCACCATAAGAGGAATTTCTTGCAAACATCGTATACGGAACCCCAGTTGCAGCCGATGTTATGACTCCAGATACGGTACGAAAAATAGTGGCCTTTAGTGGGTCTTGTGTCGCAACATTACTTCCATCATATGCCAGTTCTGCTGAACCACCAAAATCAATACCTTTACCTGCTGTACCAATGACGAGGTTGCCGTTTGCGATTGTGGTGTTTCCATACGAGTCAACACGCATCCGCTCTGTCGGAGTCTGTGACCCGTCAGCTGCGGTAAGGAACACAATGCGTCCGGGCATATCATCGTTGCCCGGAGTGCCATCGACCTCAAAGTTGATACGAGACGAGGTTGCAAAATCAGTTCCGTCATGCCCTGCTGCGATATGCGACGAGAGCAGATCACCATCGGAAACCACTGTTGGTGTGGCTATGCTCCCCCGCCCTCTTGCCGCGCAGATTGTAACGCCAGCAGTTGCTGTCGTATCGCTATACTTGACAGCCCCGACAACAGGGTAGTTTGTCGAACCACCGTCCTGATGCACACCAAACTTGGCGGTGCAGGGTGAGCCGTTTACGGTGATGTTAACGCCAGCAGTTGCTGTCGTATCGCTATACTTGACAGCCCCGACAACAGGGTAGTTTGTCGAACCACCGTCCTGATGCACACCAAACTTGGCGGTGCAGGGTGAGCCGTTTACGGTGATGTCTGGTGCGCCACCAACACCTACACGACTGTCAGCCGTGACGTTCACGCCTGTAAGTTCAAGCGCAGTTACTTTCTTCGTAGAACCGCTCTGCACGATAGGCAGGGTTTCAGTACCTGCAAGCGGAGTGGTTACCGCAGTGAGCTGGGAAATCTTTTTGTCTGCCATCTATTATCCTCTCAGTTTTTTGGGTATTTAGCTTTTACGTCCAGACAAGCGTCAATGTATGCCTGAGCTTGGATCTGGTCGCCCTTTACAATGCCGTCCAGATACTCACGGAAGTCTGGGTACTCAGCGCGACGCAGCTTCGCATAGTCTGATTTCAGATACTTACCCCCATCAGCCCCAGTCACAACCTCTTCGTCAGATTCGACAGTACCTACAGGTATCGGGTTGTTGACGACAATATTGCCTTGTTCATCTTCGTCACGCTGTTCATCCCACTCACCTATGTTTATCAGGTTGCCCTCTGCGTCACGATATACTTTCATTTCAATCTCCTTGAATTAGATTTAGATTGCAACCCAGCCGACGTTGCCGGTGCCGCCAGCTTTCTTGTAGGTGGCACCGACAGAGCCTGCGCCGCCAGATGTGTTCATTAAGCATAAAGACCCAGCCGTAGCTGTTACAACACCTTCAGGGTTTACGTCGCTAAAATATATTCCAAGGTCCGAGTAGAAACCGTTTCCGAATAGCAGCGCACCGACACTTAAATAGCCAAGACTAGTATCATTATTATTGCGCACGCTTAGTGCATTGCCACCGGCCGCAGCAAGTCTGGCTTGAATGACACCTGTTGCAACATTATTCGTAAATTGGACGCTTGTAGTGAGGAATCCTTTGGGATTAACATAGTTAGGACTAGCTATGTAAATACCCCCCAAACTAACACCGGGTTCATAGGCCGTAGAACCAACTGATCCACGACGTTCAAGACCATAAATGTTGCAAATGATGGCGTTGTCGAAGAAATGCAAACTGTGTTGTGCGCTGGTGACCCCTTCTATAAGCACATTGGAAATTTGCACCGACGCAGTGAAAAATGTGTAGCCATTCTCTCCAACCTTGAAGAACCAACCCGGCTCCGTGCTGTTCGTATTAACAACGCCACCGTTGAACTTCCAAGTGCCAGATGTGATCTTTACCCCAGTGTTGCCCGGTGCTGCTGCGTCGTTATTGCCAAAGCCAAAAAAAGGATTGATGAACTCATTGCCTCCGCCGTCAGTTTGCAGGTCGGCACACACAAAGCTGTCTTTGCATGTCAGGTTGATGAAGGAGGTGGAGTAGACACGCTGCGTACACTTCAGTCCTGTCTCTGCTGAATAGATAATCACATTGATCACGTCCGAGTAACCGACGTTGCCGAAGTTCAAGCCGATACTGCCAGCACCGCCAGTGTTACTGACGGCGAACTCTCCAAGGTCCCATCCGATGGTGCGCTGCTCGTATGTCGGAGCCTCACCAAACTTAGGGCGGATAATCGACTTATTTCCAAGAGCACCGAAGATAGAAGTAACGTTCCTTCCTGCACCGCGTACAGTTTGATAACTGCTCAGTTCCAGCGAGTCGAGCACCTTGTAACGACCAGCGGGTATAAACACGCTCTTTCCGACTGTGACTGCGTAATCCAAGCACGCCTGAATCGCAGCGCGGTCGTCAGTAACACCATCACCAACAGCACCAAAGTCTTTGACGCTGACGCTCTCACGGAGTTTATCCTGCACAGTCGTAGCAACTGCGCCAGTGCCCTCTGCTATGTAGCCTATGAGAGATGAGCCGTCAGGTGCGCTTAGTGAACCTTCAGGAATACCAAACTGCGAAAGTATATGTGTCAGTAAAACACCATTAACATCTTTCGTTGTCAGCGAGTAGTCATATCCGCTAAACCACACTTCAGCAGGAGACCCATTCCTCGCAATCATCCCGTTGACGGTTCGTAGTGGTTGCGCAGCAGGAATTGTCAATGCTTCATCCCAGTACACCACGATCGGGCTTGTCTCTGGGTTAAGCCCAGATTCGCCTATGTATACATATCCGCCGTCAAGAGGCTTCCCGCTTACATCTGTGAAGATTGGATACGGCTGTCCTATTTTCAACATCTTATGTTGTGGTTTATCGTTTTTCTCTTTGCTGTTCGACAACGGGGACAACAACTTTCGGAGCCAAGTCCAAAAAGCCTTGAATAATGTCATTACCCAGTTCATCGGCTTTATCTTTGATGGTCTCCATCTTGCTGGCTCCAGGTGCTGCTTTCGTCCCTTCGACCTTCGCCGCCTCTTTCGTGTAGCTGGTCATCTGGGTGAGCGTTTCGCGCTGCTTGATTTTCGCCAGTAGGGTCTTCGCCTCCGCCATCACAACACTACCGAACGGTACTGCATGAGCGACAGTCTTTCCTGCCCCGCTGAAGAATCTAACAATTCGTGCAGCAGTTCCCGAAGGGTTTGTTGTGCCACTGATAGGAATTGTTGCGTTTCCGATGATGCGCTCCAGCTTCTCCAACTGCTTCATCTCCGCTGGGTCCAGTATATCCTTCAACCTGTCACGCCCGAACTTCTCGATGGCAGTGCGGAGTTTCGCGCCACTGATAACACCTACCTGCCCTCCACCGACGTTCGCATTGACCGTGTACGCTTTGTCAAAGAGGCTCCCGATAACTTCACCCTTAATCGCTTTCCATGCCGCCTTACTCTTCTCTGTGGGGTTTGCAAGCAGGATGGCTTTAATGCGCTTCAGGTTCGACACCGCCTCTGGACCGCCAGTGAGGATGCTGGGGATTGCACGCTCTGGAAGCACTGCGTCAGTGGTTGTGCCTTTCTTGAAGTCAATCAGCCGTTGAATGATGTCCTTTGCGGAGAATGTTTTCTTCTGCTGCTGGTATGCCGCCCTCGCTGCCTTCAGAGCCTGCTGAACCTCTCCAGCCTCACCGGATGCGCCTTCCTGAACAAACTTCTCAACAGCGTCATCCAGAGACCGCTTCAGCGCACCAACTGAATGAGGATCCTGCAAGTACTGGCGGTTAAGTGCCTGATTAAGCTTCTCTGCATTGCCGATACTCAACTGCTCCTGCGGTCCGGCAAACTTGATATTCGTTCCATCGTCAAGCACAACAACGGTCTCGCCAAGCTCGTTCATCGTGCCGCCGCTCTTCAGCGTCTTCACCTTACCAATGAGTCCGTACCTCGCCAGTTCCTGCTTGAGGACATTCTTTACGACATCCGATGTTCCAGCATCAATCAGAAAGTTTTTCGCACTCTTAACAAAATCTTCTGTGTCAAGTACGAAATCCTTTCCGCCAAGCTCCCGTGCCTGATTGTACAGCTCTGCGACACCCTTCTTCCCTGCATCACGCAGTTCACGCAGTGACTCTTTGACCAGTTCACCGCGTTCTGCACCGGTGAGCGTCTGGTCGCTTACGGATGCTTTGAACTTCTCAACAGCTCCCTTGATTGCTTCGGCTTGCTCTTGCAGGAAGGTTCTGGCGGCATCGGCTTCCGGTCCTACGGCTGACTTCAGTATCTGCTCGGTATCCTGTATACCGAACTCCTGCGTAGCCTGTCCTCTCGTCAGTGGTACACCTTCACTTGCGGCTTCCGTAAGTCTTGCCTCTGCCGCCTTATTGAGCGGAGTTTCTGGTGTGATACCTGCCGATGTCGGTTCCGGTACTGCTGGAGCCGGAGCCTCTGGAGCCACTTCACCCTCAACAACCGGCGGTCTCTCTGGTACTGCCGGAGGTGCTTCCCCTTCCGTGTAGACTCTGGTCCTTGTGACCGAAGGTCCAACCGGAGCAGGAGCTTCTGCTGTTTCTAGGGCTTTCGGTTTGCCTGCACCCATTGCCGACCAGAGTTCGTCTGGTGCTATGCCGTTCCGTGTGGCGAACGCTACGCCTTCATCAGTTATATTGCCTGCCTCGTCAAAATAAACTCGCTCTGGAGCGTCTACAGGCACTTCTGCGCCTGCTTTAGGACCGGCTTTCGGGCGGACCTTCTTTGCTATCTGCCCTGCGGTTCCTTTCGCCACGAACGGAGCGACACCGCCTACCAGTGAAGCGATAGTTGAACCGATAGGTCCAACGCCTTTCTGTTGTGCCAATTCACCAGATGCCGCACCAGTGACACCGGACACGCCCTGCAAGATCGGGGAGTCAGCCAATCCTGCCGCAATTGTACGACCAACAGTCGGAGCCGCAGCCGAGATAGCCGGAGCTGCCGCCATACCTGCCATACCAGCACCCGCTGTGGCGATACCAGCCGTTCCGCCTTCCGTGATAGCCTGAAGCATCCGTTCCTGCTTTGTCGCTGGACGGGGAACACCAAGCTTCTCAAGCCCTGCCTCAACAGCGGCCCTTGTCGGGGCAGCTTGGAATACAGGTTCACCGCCCATCGCCATAATCGGCACATTCAGCGCGCCAGCAACTGGAGACGCAACGATATCAGCAAGCCCTGCCAGACCTGTAGCCACATTTCCCGCGCCCATCGCCAACTGCTGACCAGTGGTAAGCTCTGGAGGTCTCTGGAGCTTTACACCTCTCGGAAGCGCAACGATGCCATCTTTCAGGTCTTGCTCCAACTCCTGACGGTCTTTCTCCTCCATTCTCCGGCTGTTATACGCATTGATGACACGCTTCGGAAGCTCGTAGACCGGCGGCTTCTTACGGATAGTTTCACCTGGAGCAAGAACAATATTCCCGTTCAGCACATCGTACTCAAACTGTGCCGCGTCCTGCGGTTCCATCTTGCCGGCTTTGTACGCCTTATACGCTCTTGTTAGCGGTGACTCTTCTGGTTCAGCAGCCATTGCCTCTGACCCTCCGAGAATCTTTCGGACATAATTCTGCGTCTCTTTATACGGAGGAACGCCACCATACTTGATGACGGCATTCGGTCCTGCGTTATATGCCGCAAGCGCAAGCTCGTCAGTGCCGAACTGGAGCTTCATTTTCTTGAGGTATGAGATGCCTGCCTTGATGTTCTGCCAAGGATTGTTAAGGTCTTTTACGCCCATCGCTTTGGCAGTGGCCGGCATGAGCTGCATCAGACCGCGTGCGCCTTTACTTGATACAGCGGTAGCGTCTCCAGAGGACTCTACCTGTATAAGCTTGAGGACGATGTCAGGGTTGACTCCCTGCCTTAACGCCTCGTCTCTTGCATACTGCCTATAATCGGGTTTTGCCATTGTCAGTACTTATTGAGGTAGCCACGTGTAGGAGCCGCTGCGCCTTTACCCTTCATCACTGTCTTGTAGTATGCGGAGAACGGAGTTCCAGCCCTCACCATCACACCGTTCACGTTCATGTCGGTGCGTGCATTACCAAGGTTTCCGTTTGCGCTTATCCATCCAGCCTGTGAGTCGCTTGCCCGTGCCGCAATGTCGTTAATCTTCGCCATCCCGCGCAGATACCGTATCTTATGAGCAACAGGAGCGTTTGGCTTCGGGACACCCGACTTCGCGAACTCAATATCTCTATCAGATGCTGGACCCTTCGGCAACGATGCCATAATCGCGCTTTTGCTCATCCGGTCGTACTCTTCCTGTAGAGCTGTATATGCATCCTGCGCACCAAAGAACCTCTTCACGTTCTCCAACGTGCCGGAACCCCAGCCGTCGACTGCCCCCGATGCCGCCATCTCGTCAGCGAGCGCACGGTATCTGGAAGCGGTTTCGGTGGATTCGGTAGACTTCAGCACTGCCTCGTTCACAGCCTTTTCGGAGCCTGCTGATAATTTCACGCCCGTCTGGAGCAGTTCCTGACGCTTGACATTGATATTCTGACGAATACGGTCTTTCTCTACTTCCAGCTTCTCAACATCAAGGTCGTACCGCCTTGTCATATCATTGATTTTCGCATCAACTTCACGCGCCTGCGCCTCTTTAAGTTCGATTTCAGCAGGGACTGCGCCAGTCTCCGCCTCCACTTTTGCCGTTTCGGCTTCAGTCTTGGCGATTGCTGCCATGCCCTTTCCTTCCTCAATCGGCTGCATCCGCTCTTCGCGCTGACCGGTGGCAAGTGCTTCAATCGCATCAATCGCCTCTTTCCCACCAGGAGCATTCGCCAGCAAGCTCCCTACATACATCCCAGCACTCTCTGGATTCAGCTCAACAATCTTTGCTGCCGTGCGGTATGCCTGTGCCTGCTCTGCATTACCTGAATTCTCTTCTGCCGCTGCGTACTGCTCGAACAGGCTTTGCGCTATAGCTGGGTTGTTTGACCGTATTGCCGCCAGTGGAGCCATAAGCCTCTGCTTATATGAAGCTTGCTTATCAGCACCAATCAGATCCCATGATTTCCGCATGGATTCTGCTTGTTCTTTAGGCATCAGCATGGACAAATCAGCATAATCCTGCGCAGTTCGCTGATTAGACGGGGTCTGCATGAGACCGTTAAGCTTTTCCTGCAATAGTTTCTGCTGTTCAGCTTGCTGCTTTAACGCCTCTTTCTGCATTTGTGCTTGACGAATACCCTGCACGAAGTTAAACCCCTTCGTTGCGGCAGCAAAAGGGTCCTGCACCGTGAACTGATAACTCTGTGGAGTGACCATATCTTAAAAAAGAAGTCCCCCGATAGACCCGATAGCCGAAGGGAGAAGATTGGAATACATATCAGACTTAATTTGACCCTGCGTAAGAGCGTTCTGCGCCTGCGCTGTACCCATATTGCTGTACTGCTGACCTATCTGTTCAGCTAAATTCATGCCAGCGGCTCCTACACCTGCCGCAGAAGCCTGCCCTATCTGAGTCAGACCACCAAGGTTGCTAAACTGCTGCTGGATGAGAGAGTTAAGTAGCTGCGGACGGTACTGCGCAAGTGCGCCCTGTATGTTTCCGCCTCGCATCCCACCAGTCGCGGCAGCCTGCTGAAGCATAGCATTTTCTCCCTGCTGTGCCAGCTCCTGATACTGACCAGTTTCAAGCCCTTGTATCGCGGCTGCCTGTGCTTCCGGTCCGGCAAGACCGAGTAGTTGCTGTTGGGCTGTTAATGAACCAACGCCAGCTTCTGTGTATGGTTTAAGAAGAGCCTGCATGGCATCAAACTGCCTGCGCTGCTCTTCCACACTCATCATTGCAGCACGCTCTTGTGCGGCAGTAGCAGCCGAAGACGCATCACTTTGTGCGTCAGCTCCAATCAATCCCCCGCCTATAGAGCCGACAGCACTGGCTGCGGCTAATCCTGTAACTGGGTCTGGCATTATGCAAACTCCTTTAAGTATTCTTCATAGTCTTCGCCGTACAGGTTCATCACTATATCCGCGTTATCCATAGCGAATTGCGGACCATTACATAACTGTACGACCGTTAAAACAATGTCGTAAAACGATGCTCTCCAAACAAAGGTTTTTGCGCCAACATCACCGTTTCGTTCTGCCTTATCAGATCCTTGCCACTTGAGAATCGCATTCCCGATCATCGGCAATAAATGCGCTTGATGTCTTGCATAAAACGTGTTCATCTGCATCCCGACAAGCACATTCCAAAGCGCAATATCCGTATCCTTACGTTGCACATCGGCAGGATTATCGGCAACATCGTCAAAGAACTGTATCACATCCCATAGCGCAATAAGATAATCTATTGCGTCCTGCGGAACCCTTAGCGCATGGAGGTTGGCATATAAGCTATCTTTGCTCGTCATACGATTTCCCTCCCGCTTGCGCTGATTGTGAGTGCTGATGCTGTACCCGCCAGCGTGCTGATGAACCCACCACTCTGCAATGTCTGCCCCACAAGCTCTGGGCAGGTATATGTACGACCTGGAGGGATCGTGGTCGGTGCGAGGACAAGGTTTGAGTCTCCCGCTGTCCCACCACTCGCGACAAGGTTCACCGCGAAAGTAGCATTGCTTGCGGTCGTGTTCGTGACCGTGAACTTATCGATGATAGTCGTGCAGTTGACAGCGGTATACTGCACAGTCTGTGCCGCCTCAGCCTGCTTCCGAGGGATGATGTTTAGGTATGTGATTGCCATTATTCCAGTAGCATAGAGTTGTAGGGAGCCGCCTTCATTATCACCCAGTTCGTTCCATCAGATACAAGAGTCGCCCAGTTGCCTGCAACATCGTCCAGTATTTCAGTTCCAGCCGCACCCCCACCCCTTGGGACAACATCGCTCGATGCTGAAATTAGTGCCTCGTCCTGATAGTTCTGGAATGTGACCTGCCGACCTGGATATATGATAGCATCTGGAAGCGTCACCACACAAGTTGACCCAGATTTATTGTTTATGACAAGGCTATCCGTAGGGTCAAGAGTGAAGTCCCCAGTCTTGGTCGTCGGAACAGGCTCCATCTTTAAAAGTAAATCAGAGATCAGCGATAATGCCTCATTAGCCACGCTCAACGCATTATCTCCTGCCAGTTGAGCGGATTCACCGTCAATCGATAACGCCACCGCTAAAGCCGCGTTAGCTACCGCTACAGCATTGTCGGAGTTAATCTGTATTGCTGTAGTATCCTCTGGAGTTACTTCCGCTGTATTCGCAAGCAACTGCTCAAACGCCTTCACAGCCCTCGGATCGGGAAGGAACTTGCCTAACTGGCTTCGTGTCAGTGGTCGGAAGTCAGACATTCAGAGCCTCCAGTGTCGCTTCAAGTCGTGCAATAGACATATGTGCATCACTTGTGCCTCGGAACTTCTGAATCCGCCAGTTCCGCATGAATCCCTGCTGCATCCAAGTGATACGCTTGTTCCGCTCACCCATCTTTCCGGCTGACCTCGGCCTTTCCGCGCTCCACGTCAGTCCGTCCGTGCTATACGAGGTCCAAATAGTCGAATCATCGCCAAGCGCAGCGTTCCCTGTCAGGCAGACCAACTCCAACTCGTGGAAGATTGCGCCTGTTGAGTTGTTGTACACAATCGCTGTGCCGAACTCCCATCCATTCAGCAGCCCGTAGTGAGACGATACTGCGGTAGACAGGTATCCGTGTTCCGATGATGTCGGGTCTCCACAGAGCCATTTATCATAGCACCATACGAAATTCCACGCACGATATCGACCGTCACCAACAATGCTGGTCGTCAATATGAACCATACAGGCTGACCGATCTCTTTCGATGCCGCACCATCAAACACCAGAGTCTTGTCCGGAAGGTGGATGTAAAGGAACTGGTGAGCATCGACAACACGGGCTTCCATCTTGACAAGTGCCAGCTGCGCCTCGGTGTATCCCTTCAGAATCTGTTCAACCTCCCGTGTAGACAGTTTTGCGGACTGTCCATTTGCACCAGCCCATACCGCCGGAGCTTCGTTCCTGCCGCCACCGATGAATGCGATAGACTCCATGTATACACAGCAGGCGTGCGTTCCAATAGCTCCCCTCGGTATCTGCGCTCCTTCAACGCGCTGGAACGGGAACAGAGAGCCACCAGTGTTCTGGAACACCTCGATGGTGTGCCGGTTGATTGCGTACACCTCGTTCCGTAGCTCAAGCAGAGCCTTCACGGGGTCAGGGTCAACTTCGGACGAGCCGTACTTGAGGGGGTTCACTGACATCGGGTCGTTCAGCTCTGTCACAACCAGAGAAGTCCCGTCCGTTGTCATAAAGTACCCGTCGACCCAGATGCAGTCAATCACAGTTCCAAGGTCGGTATCAGTAACCTGCGAGAGAGTGGCTCCGTTCCAGTAGAACAGGTTTCCATTGGATGCAATAGCAAGCCGGTCGAACGAGTAGTCCATCGACACGCAACAGTTGTTCGTACCGACACTTCCCAGAGTGGTCGTAGTGCCATCAGAATCGATGCGTACAAGGCTTGAACCCATCACCCTATAGCAAGTATCTTCCCAGTTGATACCACCCCTGTCAGCACCAGCACCTGTACCAAACGCAACAATCCCGTCCGCAGGGCGAAGGTATCCGCTTGAGATACCTTGCTGCTTCGGGACTGGTATGAGGTTTCTGGGATATGAGGTCCGAAAGTCGGAGACATTATCGACAAAAACCCCACTCAACACAGGGATTTGCATTAGGTCAAGATGTAGAAGTTATCTTCAGTAAGGATGAAGCTTCCGTTCTCCTGTACGAGAGCAGAAGGGATAGGTCCGCCACTCGTATTGTAGTAGCGGAGCCTGCCACGAAGTCGTGAGCGGAAGAGCATTACCAGCCCTCCCCCTTCATAATGTGCAGTGAGCCGCCACCGTCAGGAGCGATATATGCAATATAGTCTGCGTCCTGCTCTTTCGTGATGGTCACCTGTCCGTACGCCGGAACTGGATAATCGGCAGTCGTTGCGGCAACTGCACTTCCACCTACCCGAATGTAGCACTGAACAGCATTCAGTGAAGTGATGCAGAGGGTCTTGCTTCCGTTGCCAAGCTGCGAGCTTGCAGATGCAACTCCAGGTGCTACTGTGACTCCAGAACCGTAGGAGGGGTTAAAGGTCTCTAAAACAGCCATTGTCGTATATGATTAGTTAGTGCGATACCAAGTTGACATTACAGCGTCATACCGCATCGTGAAGGTTCCACCTGCAAGAATCTCGGTAGGTTCACCGACCAAGCTTGCACCGTTACCGTCAATCGTCAGAGCGGTGACTTCATTCGATGAGGACACAAGCACCTCGATCTTATCAGTGGTCGTAACCGGCAGAACAATCGTTCCAGCCGCCAGAGTACCGGTAGGAGTGAGGATAAGCCAAGTTCCGCCAGTCGTTGCGCTCACCGTCACCGAGAATGCGGTGGCTGATGGTGCATAGTACTGGGTCTGCTTGTCATCGGGAAGCGTGACAGACTGGGCGATAAAGTCCGCGACCACAGATGCGGAAGCCTTTCGTGCGTCTCCATTTGACTGTGAGTACACTGGGAACAGGTCGCCATCGGTGATGGTGTCGATTGCGTTAAGCTGATTGATAGTAGGCATCGTTATTCAAATGTAATTGGGTTGTCATCACCTGCAAGCAACGGCTCTTCAGCAGGGCGGATGAACGGGTTGTCGTAATTGCGCCAAGGCTTTGTTCCAGCCCCTCTCGGCATCGTACCAGGTAACTGCCGCTCAATTGCCGGGACAGCGAACACTCCTTCCATTATCTTGTACGCCGCATCAAACATCATCTTGGTCTCTGGGGACACAACCTTTCCGACAGTTGGAGCTATTCGTATGCCAAGCCCAAGGTACAGCGGCTCAATAGCGTAGTCAGGACACGGAACAGGGTCGTCAAGGTCGCTCATGTCTGGAGATGACGGCAGAGGATATGCGATACGGATTCCGTTTACATTCCAGCTTGCTACCATCGCATCCATCTTGCGTACGGCACTCTGCATCTGATCTGGCGTAAGGTCGAACACATACGCTGCCAGTCCGATAGCCTCGAACGCCTGTGCAACCAAATCCCTCTTACTCCACGCCATCAGTCACTTTTTTTGGTCTGCCTCGCCTCTTGGCGGGTACAGAGGTTTCCGGTTCGTCCTCAACCTTGATAGAGTCCTTACTGTCTTCGGCTTCCATTGCCTCCAGTAGGCTCTCATGCCATCCGTTCTGCATTTTTTCGGTAAGATCGGCATCATTCAACACTTGCGTGTAGTCATATGTCCCACCTTTCCGGAAGTGCCTGCCGACACCTTTATATACAAAATTGGGATATATCATATTTATTTCTTTTTTGCCAGTTTCGGACACGGTTTACCGGCTTTCTTTTTTGCCTTTCGGGCAGATGCCATCGCAATTGCGACCGCCTGCTTCTGAGGCTTTCCTGCTTCAATTTCTTTGGCGATGTTGGTTGCAACAACCTTCTTGCCATATCCTTTCTTCAGAGGCATTGGTATCTCCAATGTGTTGGTAAAAAAATAGAGGGAGCCGAAGCCCCCTCCATTTGAACTACTCGTCAGGTCTGGCTGAAGAGCAGGATACCGGACATTTCCGGCTGCTTGTTGACGACACCGAACAGAGTATCGAGACGATACTTGATGTTCATGGTGTTGATGTCGTACCACTTCTGCATGACCAGCTCAATGCCCTGATCGGTAGAAGCCCTCATCACAGCAGTACCGGCATCGGTCGGCACAGCGTAACGTCCGGGAAGGATTTCGAGTGCATCCTTCTGCCAGAACGGGTTGATGCTTGCAGCGGTGGTGTTAAGCCACACGATAGAAGCACTAGCCGCAGGAGTAACGATACAGTTCTGGTACTGAGCCTCAGCGTCACTTGCACCCTGATTCGAGATAATAGGTGCGGTGATGATCATGCTTGTGCCGTCGACCACGCTGATAACGCGGAAGGTCTTGAGCTGACCAGTGGACTGCTTGGTGATGTGATGGCAAGCTTCAACACCAGAGATGGTGAAGCAGTCACCTGCGACAACACCAGTGGTGCTGGAAACCGTGATAACCTGGAATCGGTTATCGACGTTGCTCACCTCGCCAGAGACAGCGGTGCTGTAAGCGGCAGGAACAAGGTAGTTACCTGCGCCAACCTGCGTGTCAATGGTGATAGCACCGACACCAGCGGCAGCACTAATGCGATTGGCGTAATCCAGCTTGAAGGTGTCGAAGCTGGCAACCATACCGACATAAGCACGCTCGTAAGCGTCAACAGACTTCTTGTTGTCGAAGCTACGGCTCTTTGCACCGAGGTCGGAAGCCATACCGTTGTAGTCACGGGTCGAGAGTGCAAGGTAACGATCCTCCATCTGCACGCCCTGCTCGTTCATAATCGCCTCCACCTGCGCAACATCGTCAAAGCCAGATGCAGCAACCGAGCGGGCAACGACAAGCGAACCCTGATTGGAAGCGACATTGGTGATGGCAACGTTGATGTCGGAAGCCAGCTTCTGCTTGGCGGACATACCAAGGCGGTTCTCCTGAAGCGCATCGCGGAGTTCCTTGGCGGTCAGCACCCAAGGCACACTCTTGGAGAAACCAAGGGTAGCAGGCACAGCAAGCTGGGTGTAGTCACCGAAGTTGGAGGTCATATCCGTTCCAGTGTAGGACTGGCTGATGTACGGCTGGGGCCGCCAGATGGTGTCAAGTGAACGCTCCATCGTCACCGAATCGGTGTTGTAGATGCTCACATTGCGGGACAGGACAAGTGCGTCCTGAAAGCCCTCAAGCAGAAGCTCGAAAGCTACCCGCTCTTCTTTTGAAAAAGTATTGGCCATTGTAGTATTGTCTTATGGGTTTCGTTTACCCACGCTTTGATTTCCGGTACTGGACAACCTTTGTGTAGTCTCCAGTCTTCTCGGCATCTCTGCGTAGGCGTTCAAGTGTTGAGTCTACTACACCAGACACTCCTCCCGATCCTCTTACGGTTCGCTCAGGTGCAGGTGCATTCCGCTTGCTTACTTTGAGCTGTGCTTCCAGCTTCGCAGCAGCAAACGCATATTTCACAGGGTCAGTTATGCGTGCCAATTCTTTTGCCTTTTTTGGGTTCTTGCCAAGTGCGTACACCAACAGTTCCGGCTTTTCTGCGCCCTGCAACAGGATCCCCTGCTGCGTGACATTGAAGAGTTCCTGCACCATAGCTTCGGCATCGTCATAATCTGCAACCTTCAGGGAGGCTTTCGCTTGTTCGTAGCCTGCGACCTTCTGGTTCCACTCTGCTTCTACCGCTTGCTGTTCGGCTTTCTTCTTCTCGACAAGCGCGTCATACTCCCGCTTCTTGTCGTACCAGTCTGCCAGTTTCGCCTCGTAATCATCTGCATCGTAGTCGCAGGACTCAAGCGTAGGTTTCTCACCTACCTGCACAGCCGGATTGGTCTCGACCTGTACAGCTTGTTTCGCTTTAAGTTCCCTGTTCTCGCGCTGTAGTTCACGATGGCTTTTTCGCAACTCTTTCACCCACGCTGGGGCTTCGGAATGGGCTTCTTCGTCTTGAGGTGGCGAATCCTCACCGATGGTCACAACGATCTCATCACCTTCAGCGTCCGCTTCTGGTTCACCTTCCGGCTCACCGTCAACTTCAGGCTCTTCTGCCTGCTCCACTTCAGGTTCTTCAATTACTGCTTCCAACTCATCTGCCTTATCTTTCAGCATAACGTTTCCTTTTTAAGCTCGACCTATATTGCGGCAGGTCGGATACCGCTTACTTCGGGCGGTGCTGGGGGCATCTCACCACCAGCTACTTCACCCAAATTCTTTATTGCGTCCATAACCGCTTGAGCTTGTGCAATGTCCATTTTTGAGAACGTCTCTGCGGTCTTCGCTTCAGTTTCTTTGCTCTTCGCGATAGCAAGTACGCTATCAGCCTGTGCCTTCTGCGCTGCTGCCTGCGCCTGTGCTGCCGATGCCTGCAAGAACTGCGTCTGCGCATCCGGCTGCTGGTTCGCCATCTCTTCCTGAAGAGCTTTCATCTCTGCCTCGGTCGGCTTCACTACACCCATATGGATAAGCTTGTTGCGGAACCAGTTACGGATATCCTCTATACCTTCAGCCTCCATATTGTACATGATCATAGCCTGCAACACCGACACGGTCTCTGGGTCCTGCGTCAACTGCAACACACCTGTCAACGACCTTACAGTAGCCTGCCTCTTGCTTGCGCTGGATGGTCCAACATCCACGACAACATCAAAATCTGCTGCGGCTAAATCATTCTCCATCATCAACTCGCCAGCCTCTGATACCTTCGGCTTCAACAGTTCAATAGACTGCGGTGCGCCTTGGTCTCCGATCCCTTTCATCTTCCTGCCTTCTTCGACGAAAACATCCTTTGCCATCGACAGCCATATCTCTCCAGACCTCTGCACAGCCTTCGCCATGTTGCTCATGTAAATGAACGCCTGCATATCCAGTTTGTTCTGGATGAGTTCAATAGCTTTGCCGGACACGTTTGGCTGCACCTGCTCGCCTGCCTGCTGGTTGCCGAGTACATCCTGCATATCAGTCTCGGTGATCTGAAGCAGTGCCGCCATCGCTGGAGGTATAGCAGGGGACTTCGTGTGTGACTGCGGTCCAATTGCTACAATATTCCCGTCCGCTCCAGTCAAAGCGTTAACCAGCAGGTACGGGTAGTTCTTGATGTTGTCCTCGCTCCACATTACCTGGTGACCGGATATCTGCTCTGGAGTCAGTATCGGCTTCTCGACACTGCTGATTGCGCTGATTTCCGCAAGTTTGGAGAGCTGCATATTTTTCAACCTCTGCGCATCCTTCGCCAGTCGCACATGACCCATGCACCTCTCGACATTATCGACGACCCACCTCTTCCCGTAGGTCGGCACAATCGGGATGCATTTGCCGGCGATATATCCACAGTCGTCCAGAATCTTCGCTCCGTCCATGATGTACTTATGAACCTTCTTGCGCTTCACCTTCTTGGTGCGCATCTCTCGGTATCCGGTCGCAAGCAAGGTTTCTTCCAGCGTGATGTCCTCTTCAAGCTCTGCATCGCTGTGCCGCTTCTCGTCACCGTCAATCCCTACAAAGATATGAATAGTCTCGCTGGTCTCTTCTATGCGGTAGTACTCCGCGATATACACGACATCCGGAGTAAGCCAATCGAACTCAAGCTGCTGAATCTCTTTCGGCATCGAAGCAGGGTCGTCTCCCCACTCCTCCTTATACGCATCGTATGTCATCGCAGTAAGCACATAACACCGCTTGGCATCCGCTTTGTCCTGCCGTCTGGCGTTCAAGTCAAAGAACACACATGAGTCTGCGTCAAATATCGGCTCGATCAGAATCTTCTGCCGTTCATCTTCCGCATCCTCGTCGTTCTCGTACTCCGTCCGCAGCCGCCAAGCTCCGAACCCTCCACCGACAGCCTCCTCGAATGCGTTATCGTATGCCTCAGTCGCTACACTGTCCTGTTCGCTCGCTCTGTACAGACTGGCACAGGTATCTGCAAGCTTATCACTATCCGTCCCGTCCTTCGAGATGAACGACACGTCAATACGGTTGTTGCGGTACTCGTTGATGATACGGATAACCGACAAGTGAATCTTGTTGACCTCCATCTTCGGCTTGTTCTCGAACTGGTCTCCCAGTGGTCCTTCCCACTGCGCACCAGCTACCGAGTAGAACCTTCTATCCTGCAACGCCTGTAACCGCTCGTCACGCATAGCAGACTGAATGCGGTCAAACTCGCGGATAGCTTCCTGATGGATTAAAGCGTGTCGCTCTTCTTTAGATGGTCGTGCCATTAGTCGGTTTTCAGTATTTTCAGTCTCTATATGGAAAATATCGGATTCTGCAATAGGAAACTACAGAAGTTTCTGCCAATACTCTTAAACGATCCTTTGGGCGTGTGAATTCGGCAACACCCCGTTGCCCGATCGTGCCATTATACGGTCTCCCCATGTCTGGCTGTGAAGCCAAGTGCATCGGCAGTTTTGCGATATACTGACGCTGCTTCGTCTATGTCTGTGAAAAGACCAAGGTGCGTTTGCTTTCCGCCAACCCTGATCCTTGCCCTCCACTTTCCGGATGGCTTGTGCAAGCAAACACCAGTCACGCCGCTTGAATTACTGCGCTTCATCCGCGAGTTTTTTGCATTCTCCTGCTTTGTCACATCACGCAAATTCTCGATCCGATTGTTCAGCCCATTGCCGTCGATGTGGTCAATATGTTCATCAGGCCATACTCCATAATGCAGGAGCCACGCAATACGGTGTGACTTGTACATCAAGCCGTCAATCGTAATTAGTCTGTAGGTGTTGGTAGGTTCGCGCTGCATCGCGCCTGCCTCATCTCCGACACGGATGCGTCGCCTTCTGATTTGCCAGTACAGTTTTCCAGATTCAGGGTCGTACCGCAGCAGTTCGTTTGCTCGCTCGTATGTCAATTCGTTTTTCATCGTGTAAATAAAAAGCCGCTTACCTACTTGGAACGGGATCAGCGTACCTTTCGGCAGACGGAAAATTCTTGTGTTAACGGCTCTGATCCAGCCACAAGAAAATTACGAAAATGTATA